AACCGGAGCTTTGATGAAGGCTCAAGGAGAAGCAAAAGCAGATCAATGGGAGGTGATTGAATTTCCTGCCATCATGCCATCGGGTAAACCTGTGTGGCCAGAGTATTGGAAGTTAGATGAGTTAGAAGGAGTCAAAGCTTCTTTGAGTTTACAAAAATGGAATGCACAATGGATGCAAGATCCAACCTCCGAAGAAGGAGCTATCATCAAAAGAGAATGGTGGAGAAACTGGGAACACGAAACCATGCCATCGATCAAACATATTATCCAAAGTTACGATACTGCGTTTATGAAAAAACAATCTGCCGATTATTCTGCTATTACTACCTGGGGTGTGTTCTATGAAAATGAAGATTCAGGTCCACAATTAATATTACTAGACTCTGTGAAAGATAGATTCGAGTTCCCTGAACTAAGACGCGTGGCTAAAGAACAATACGATTACTGGGAACCAGAGACAGTTTTAGTCGAGGCCAAAGCATCAGGGCTCCCGCTTACCTATGAATTAAGGAAGATGGGGATACCGGTAATTAACTTTACACCAAGCAAAGGGAATGATAAGCATACAAGGGTTAACTCAGTTGCACCTCTATTTGAAAGTGGATGCATATGGGCGCCCACTAATAAAGACTTTGCGCAAGAGGTAATTGAGGAATGTGCAGCGTTTCCGTATGGGGATCATGACGATTTAGTCGACTCCATGACGCAAGCGTTAATGAGATTTAGACAGGGAGGTTTAATCGATCATCCTGAAGATTATGAGGATGAAAAGGTAGAACAACCTAGAAGGATTTATTATTAATATGAGTATACTTAAAAATTTATTTGGGATTCAAAAAAAGGGAACTTCACCTATTTTATTAAGACCCAACCCTACCGTGGGTGGACAACAGTTAAAACCTAAACCTATTAAAGATAAAAAGAAAAAGTAATGAAACTTTTATTAGAATTAATTGCAAGACTATTTGGTAAAGGAGCTATATCTAAAACCATAGGTTCTAGAACCAATGTTATTAAATTAGCTGATAACGATGCAAAACGATTTATTCAAAAAGAACTAAATATTTTAGAAGCAGGCGATGAAGCAGTTCGAAAAGGTCTGAAAGATGCAGAGACTTTAATACCGGATATTCCTAAAATGAACGATCAAGAGATTTTAACCTTTACAGGAAATTTAAGAAGATTAGATCAAAGAGTAAACCCACCTCAAAAACCAGCTGCAGAAGTCTTAGACATGTCTACTCAACAAAAAGTATCTCCAGAAGGAATTGAATCTTTGAAAGAATCAGCAGGACAAGTATCTCCTCCAGGAACTTTAATGGGTGACTTAGAATTAAATATTAATAAATTAAAAGCAAGCGGCAAGAAGCTAGAGGACATTGCAAAAGAAAAAGGTGGTCAGTCTTTAGATGATATTATGAAAGGTGAAGGACAAGCTCTACAAGGAATGGCACAAGCCCAAAGAGAAGGTTTAGTCAAAGCAACCGCTAATGACATTATGATTACAGATATAAAATCAGGTAAGTTTCCAGCAACTAAAGAAATGCAACAAGATATTTTACAAGGAAGCCCTAAATCTTTAGATTACTTTAGAAGATTTTACGGAGAGGATGCATTAGAAGTATTAGATAGTTTAGGACCTGATTTAGCTAAGATAAGAACTTCTAGAGAAGCAGCAGACTTTGCGAAGAAACAATTTAACTTTGAACCTAAGATGGATAGAGCTCCAGGATCTATTGATTTGGACGATGCTAAAAAAGCAGAAGATGAATTTGGACTCGGATCACTTAAAGATGATATTGACGACCCAGAAGAATTTGCAGTGGGTGGACGAGTTGGATTTAAATTTGGTACTCCAAAAAAAATATATAACTTTTTAAAAAAATTAAAAAAACAAAATCCTAAAAAACAATTAACAGATGATGAGATTCAAGATCTTTTAGATGAGCTTAACCAAGGTTCTGATGCTTTAGAAGCCTATAGTTTTGATGGCACTGTAGGTGATGCACAAAGAATTTTAAAGGAAAACAAAGCTTACGAAGCTCAAATGTTTACAGATTACAAAGCGGGTAGATTAGATCCTAAACCAGGAGAAAAAGGTAGAAAAGAATTTTTAAAAAAAAAGATGGAAGAGATGGAAATGTCTGGAGATAGAAAATTAATGACTCCAGATGAGATAGAAGAGTTAGAAGAAAACATGGGAAGATTACAAATAAATATGAATGATGTTATGGATGACGTTCGACTTATGAAAGAAAAAGGATTACAAAGCGGCAAACCTGGAGATTATGATAAGTTTTTAGAAATGAAATTGTCTGGAGAACTAGGACCACAAAAACAAATGCAAACTATTAAAATGGAACTGTTCAATAAATATTCTAAGTATTTAGATGATGAGACTATGGATGTTATTCAAGCAAGTAATGATCCACAAAAAGTTGCAGAAGCATATGCTAATGTTAGGGAAGCAGCTCTTCTATCCGATAGAGGTGTTCCTACGGAAGAAATTGTAGACACTATTATTAAAACTCCCAGAACCAAACAAGCAGATGGAACGGGATCTCAAGGCCTCGCTAACCTACTAGGAGTGTAAATGAAGATCAGTGAATTCCCAAGAGCCATGCGCCAGATCCTTGGTAAGGGAAACAAGTACTACGTATCCAAAAACAATTTTAATCAATTAGAAGAAGTATCTAAAATTCCATTGATCGAGGACCAAGGACCTACGGACGATGTAATTTCACAAGAACAAAAACCAAAAACATTTTATCCAGATGATTCTGTCATGCCTTCTTTTGATGGTATGGAAGATCCTAAAGCACTAGAAGACTACCGTCAGATGGAATTAGCAGATGGCGGAGTCGTGGAGCGAGAAGGGTTTGCCGAAGGAACAAATATACAAAAAGAATTTTTATTTGATTTTATAAAAGAAAATCAAGGTGTATCCAGTAAAGTTAAAGCAGATAAATTAAATAAACTTGGTTATATTAATTCAAAAGGAGGACCTATCACAAAAACTATGTTGAACGCGTTTATAACAAAAAATCCTGAACTCAAGGGACAAGGTAAAAGTGTTGTTTCGTCTCTTGAAGATTTAGAAAAAGAAGCATCCCCAAAACAGCTTTCTGATTTTAAATCTGATTTAATTGATGAATCAACATTTAGAAATAGAGTTGTTAGAGGTAGAGGAGATAAAAAAAGAACCCCAGAATACACGCGGGCAGCTTCTGCACGTAAATACAAAAGAGTTATGGCAGACCCAAAAAGAAAAGCCGTATTAAAAGAAACACAAGCTAGATTTATAAAAAAAAATTATTTGGAAAAAGGAATGTTTCCTTCAGCTAGAACGCCTAAAGATGCTTTTTGGAGAGATTTAGTAAGAGCAGCTGATAAGAAGGGTAGAATCAGTTGGATATCAGAAAGACCTAATAGATTTCCAACAGACGTATTTAAGGGACTTGAGCTTATGGATAATAAGACAGGAAAAAAAATAACTTATAATAATTTACCTAATCATCCCGAATATTCAAAAACAATTAAAACATATGAAAAAAAATATTTAATTAATCAATTAGATATTCCTTATGATATTAAAAAAAAGATTACGTATCAAAGAAAACCAGGAGGAGTGACAAACAATATTGTTATTCAACATAATGAAGGGATAGGAAAAAATCCATTTAATATAAGTATTGCAACTCAGTTTGAAAACTCACGTGAAGATAAAATAAAAAATAAATTTAATAAAAATTTTAATAAAGCAAAAACACTGACTGAAAAAAAACAAATTGTTAAAAATTTTATAACAGAGCTATCTAAAAAAACTCCTAACATAATTTCACAACCAGGTAAAAAACCATATGGTTCTGAAAAAACACTTTCTGAATTAGCATCAAAAGGTTTAGATAAAAACGAATTAAAAATTTTTAATACAGCATTAGAAAAATTAAATCCATCAGAACAAAAAGTTTTAACTAAATTTGGAAAGGAATTGAAAATGGGCTTTGATCCAACAGAAATTATAAACGCTCTACCCGAGCGAGAAGCACAGATAATAAGAGGTGTGGGTAGTAAAATAGGAAACATTGCTAAGTTAGGTGCTAGAGGATTAGCAGAATTAACCACGGGTTTAGGTCCGTTAGGGATAGGTATCACTGCAGCAGTAACTGCACCTTTCGCGCTGTATGACGTTTCTCAAGGAGATAGGACATCAGAGGTATTGCAGAATACTGTAAGCGATCTTACTTTAGGTCTTACACCCAGAGCAGACGAACGCATCATAAGAGACATAGGTGGAGAAAGCGCTGTACGAGGATATGAGATTCAACAGAATATAGATAAGTTTAGAACTGCTAGAGACGATTTAAAAAATTTAAACGAGCAACTAAATGATCCTTCTTCTACTTTATTCTCTGAAGACGAAGATTCCATACTTGCTTCTATTGAACGTAATAAAAACATAATCAAAGAAACAGCAACTTATTTACAACCATTTATTAAAGAAGGAAAATTAGTTTCTCCTGACTACAATGATTATTTAAAAGCAGCAAATAAACAAACAATAGAAAAAAACATTCGCAAAGAAATGAGAGGGTTTGATGGAGGAGATGATTACTATGATATAGACAATACTAATCCAGAACTTGAAAATTTAAAGAAGTCACAAGAAACGTTAGAGAAAACTTATGTAGGAAATCAAAACAAACAACCTGGATTGGTAGGACAGTATTTTGGTATTGTGCCTAATAGGGGAAGAGTTGGATTAAGATTAGGTGGTTCAAAAAAACTATTTAACTTATTAAAAAAATCAAAAAAAGATAAACCTAAAAAAGAATTAACAGAGAAAGAAGTCCAAGATATTATGGATGATCCTCAACCAGAAAATTTAGATAGAAGAGATTTCTTAAAAGGCGCGGGAGCCTTGGGACTAGCAGTAGCTGCCTTTGGAACCGGTGCACTAAAAATTGCAAAAGCACTTAAAACTAAAACTGCATTAAAAGTATTAGCAAAACCAGCAGCAGGACAACCAGAATGGTTTGCACCCTTAGTAGATAAAATAATAACTAAAGGAATATACACAAAGAATTTAGACAAAGCAGATTCTATCTCCGGTACCTATACTTTTAAAGAAGGTGATCAAACATTAAAGTTGATTAAAACAGAACCTGAAACTTTTTCAAACGGTTACACCTACGGCGGGGACATTAGAATAGAAGCAGAGGCAGGAGGAGCTTTTGATCAACCTTTTTCAATGACTTATTTTCCTAACATAAAATATGTAACAGAAGGGCAAAAAGTTTCACGCCCTGGATTTCAAGTAATAGAATCAAGACCCAGATATACTGCGGTAGGACCAGGTGATTTTGATCTTGAAGATATAGAGTATGTTCATTCAACAGGTGGTAAGGATGTTAATTTATTAGAATTACCAAAAGGTGAAACTGGAATTTTAAGTGATATGGAAGGGTTAGAGAAAATAGCTACAGGAAAAATAAAAAATCCAAAATTAAAAAAGAAGAGACAAGAGGTAAATGAAAAACTTCTAAAAAATCCAATTGAAGACAGAGCTATAGAATATTATGATGGTCCAGATATTGATTATGATTATGATTAAAGATTATTCAAAAGGCAAAAAAGAAGGACCACCTCCTTTAAAAGGACCTGCTTCACAAGGCTTGAAATATACTAAGAAAAAGAATACAAAGAATAAACGGAGAAAATAATGGCTGATGTAGACAAAACGTTGAGTAACGTTGAAAAAACAATTAAAATAGATCCTGAAGAACTTGAGTTAGAGATACAAGAAGATCAAGCGGAACAAGCGGAACAAGGACCTCCGGTTGATGTGGTTGAAAACGAAGATGGAAGTGTAGATATTAATTATGAACCTGCTGCAGCAGCAGAGGGACAAGGTGAAGATCATTTTTCTAATTTAGCAGAATTTTTACCAGAAGATGTAACTGGAAAATTAGCTTCTGAATTAATGGGTAACTATCAAGACTATAAAATGTCTAGAAAAGATTGGGAGAAATCTTACACCGAAGGATTAGATTTATTAGGATTTAAATACAATAATAGAACCGAACCTTTCAAAGGTGCGTCAGGTGCAACTCACCCTGTATTAGCAGAAGCCGTGACTCAGTTTCAAGCTTTGGCGTATAAAGAATTATTACCAGCAGATGGACCTGTACGAACTCAAGTAATGGGTGTTTCTACTCCAGATAAAATTCAACAGTCACAACGAGTAGAAGATTATATGAATTATGAAGTCATGAATAACATGACCGATTATGAACCTGATTTTGATCAGTTATTATTTTATTTACCACTAGCAGGATCTGCATTTAAAAAAATTTATTACGATGAAGTAGAAGGTAAAGCGGTTTCTAAATTTGTACCTGCAGATGATTTAGTAGTTCCTTATACGGCAACTAGTTTAGATGATGCAGAATCTATTATTCATATGGTTCGTATGTCGGAAAATGATTTACGAAAACAACAAGTAGGTGGTTTCTATAAAGACATAGACTTAACTCCAGGAGCGCAAAATGAAAGCGAAGCAGAAAAAAAAGAAAGAGAACTTGCAGGAGAAACAAAAACAAAAGATGCAAATGTATTTACTTTATTAGAATTTCATACCGAATTAGATTTAGATGGTTTTGAAGATCTTGATGAAAATGGAGAACCCACTGGAATTAAACTTCCCTATGTAGTTACTATTGAAGAAGCGTCTAGAGAAATTTTATCCATTCGAAGAAATTATGAAATAGGGGATCTTAAGAAAAAGAAAATACAATATTTTGTTCACTTTAAATTTTTACCAGGACTAGGGTTTTATGGTTTTGGTTTAATACATATGATTGGTGGTTTATCTAGAACAGCCACTGCAGCGTTACGTCAATTACTAGACGCAGGAACTTTATCTAATTTACCCGCAGGATTTAAAATGCGTGGGATACGAATCAGAGACGATGCACAAGGAATACAACCAGGAGAGTTTCGAGATGTCGATGCACCTGGTGGAAATCTTAGAGATGCTTTTATGCCTCTTCCTTTTAAAGAACCGTCTCAAACCTTATTACAGTTAATGGGGGTCGTAGTACAAGCAGGTCAACGTTTTGCTTCAATAGCAGACTTGCAAGTGGGTGACGGGAATCAAGGAGCAGCTGTGGGTACGACCGTTGCGCTTCTAGAACGAGGTAGTCGTGTGATGTCTGCTATTCACAAAAGATTATACTCTTCTTTAAAACAAGAATTTAATTTACTCTCTAGAGTGTTTAAACTATATCTTCCACCGGAATACCCCTATGACGTTGTGGGAGGACAACGTGTTATCAAGCAACAAGATTTTGATGACAGAGTTGATATACTGCCAGTTGCAGATCCAAATATTTTTTCCCAGACCCAGCGTATCTCCATTGCGCAGTCGGAGATGCAATTGGCAGCATCTAATCCTCAAATTCATAATATGTATGAAGTATATAGAAATATGTATGAAGCGTTAGGTGTAAAAAATATTGATTTAATTTTAAAAAAACCTGATCAACCTGCACCTAAAGATCCATCATTAGAACACATTGATTCATTATCCGGTAAACCTTTTCAAGCTTTTCCAGGTCAAGATCATAGAGCACACATGACAGCTCACTTAAATTTTATGGCAACTAACCTAGCTAGAAATGCACCGATGATTATGTCAGCATTACAAAAAAATATTTTTGAACATATTTCGTTAATGGCTCAAGAACAAATAGAAATAGAATTTCAAAAAGAATTACAACAATTATCTATGATGCAACAAAATCCTCAAGCAATGCAAGATCCTAATATGCAAATGCAAGTTAAAATGCTTTCTGAAAAAGTAGAATCTAGAAAATCCGTATTGATTGCAGAGATGATGGAAGAATTTATGAAGGAAGAAAAAGAAATTACCTCTCAATTTGATAATGACCCTATTGCAAAACTAAGAGCAAGAGAGTTAGACCTTCAAGCACAAGAAAACGAACGTAAAAAACTCGAAGGAGAAGAGAGATTAAACTTAGATCGAATGAAATCTATGATGGATCAAGAAAACAAAGATGAAAAGTTAGATCAAAACGAAGAATTAGCAAGATTAAGAGCAAATACTTCTATTGAAAAGACTATTTTGTCTGCTCAACTAAAAAAGAACGTATAATATGTGGTTTAGTGCAATTAAATTAGCTGTAAACGCAGGTTCACACATTTTTAAGAAGCGTCAAGAGACAAAAATGCTAATGGCAGACGCTCAAATGAAACATGCAGAAAAAATGGCCTCGGGAGAGTCGGATTATCAAGGAAAATTACTAGAAGCACGTCAATCGGACTGGAAAGACGAGTTCGTCTTGCTTGTCCTAACGGCTCCTATAGCTATTTTAGCTTGGGCAGTGGTATCGGATGACCCAGGTGCTTTAGAAAAGATGCAATTGTTCTTCAAATACTTCTCAGAACTTCCTTCTTGGTTTACTAACTTATGGATACTTGTCGTGGCAAGTATTTATGGTATAAAGGGT